CAAAAGAATTTGCTGTTGTTGGAAAAGGTGGGGCATAAAATGCTGTAGTGGTTGATGTAGAAGATGAAGTAGAATTATTCACTACACCTGAATGAGTCATCCCTAAAGTTCCTGCAACTCCTGTACCCACTGTTGCCACGGCTGCTGTTGCCTTCTTTCCCGTGACACCTTTTGAAACTGGGGCAAGAGGTACTGGATATTTAGGTCTTACAATTGCCATTACATATAAATATGGGCGATGCTCTCTATAACATCCACCACCATTTGCTGCTGCTTTTGTATTTTGATCTCCAGTATTAAAACCAATTGTGGTAAGTCCATCTGCAGATGCTGCTTCAACAATTTCTACATGCTCTGCAACTCCTGTGCCCCAAGAAAAGAAAACTAAATCTCCTGGTCTAGCCTGATATTTATTTACAACTAAACCTTGACGTTGAAACCATTCTAAACCTGCAGGACAGTATGCAAAACCTTTTGGTGTTTGTGCAGCAACTAAACTTGATAAACCAACTTGTGCAAAACACCACGATACACCCATGGCACAATAACTTGCATTTGGTATTCCATACCACATACCGTATGGATTTTCGTTATTGGCTCCTTCAACAAAACCAATCTGACTACGAGCAACATTTAATACATCTAGTGCTGTAGCCATTAGTTACGCCTGCTGCCTTCCCTCACCTTTTGGTGCACGTGCTGTGCCCATCTTGTCTGGAGCATTAACAGATCTTTGCTGATCACGAGTTTTTCTTCCGCTTGCATCAGATTCTGCATCTTGTGCAGCTTTTGGATTAATAATAAGAACTTCATCTCCACCTTCAAGTGGTGCAAGTCCCTTACGTGCACGAACTTCGTTAGGAACAATGACTTGATCCTTAAGATAAACATCATCAATTCTTGCTTGAGTTTCTTCATCTGTAAGTGCAAGTTCATTAAATCTAAGAACAAATGCGTCAGTAAATTCCTTGATAATTAAGTTAATCTTAAACTCAAGTTCCTCTTGACGTGGACGACATACTTGTTCTTTAAATGTTTTGTCAGCATCTTTAGCATTTGCTAGAGAGATACCTTGAGGCATACCAATCTTAGAAACTGGAACACGGTGAGCAATGAGAATACGATCTCTATTTTCTACAGCATAGTTGTTAAATGAAGAGTCCTGAATTCCCGCTTCAATTGGCTCCATATTAAACTCTACACGGCTGTTTTCACCATCGGATGGAAGAGGGATATAAAGCGTTCTGTGGTTTCTGCCACGCAATCCTGTTTGGAAAAATTCAAGCAATTTACGCTCTGATTCAGCAGTAAGAACAGCTCCCTTAACAGTAATGATATATCTAGGAACAGCTTTATTTTCAAAGTAGTCTAAATTATATCTTTGTGCAAACTCATCTCCTGCAACTGCGTTCTTTGCTGAAAGAATGTCTGGCACTCCATAGTAAGTGTTGGAAGGAGTGAAGACTTTGAAGTGAATAACTTCATTTGGCTGGGGGTCAGTTCCAATCTGATCTGGGGTCTCGGTGTCACCAAAATTTCTAAAGAATGTGTATCGGTTATAAACAACTTGTACAAAGCCATCACGGTGACGACGAATACGCATAGTAGTTGTAGGAATATGCCCTATATAACCAATCTTTCCTGTAGCTGTTCTACCAACTTCAAGGTAAGCATTTCCAGTTGACTCTAGGTCAATAAAAACCTTCTTCATGTTCTCAAGGAATGAATCGTCAGAGTTCATGCTCTCAAGATAATCTCTTAGTTCTACTTTTGCTTGTTCAATCTTTGATCTTAGTTTGTCAAGCTTCTTTGGATTATCCATGGCATCTTCAATTTTTTGAGTTGTAGCCCATGTATCCTCAAACTTGTAACCTAGTCCAACAACGTTTGCCGCTTTAGCATTCACTGCTGAGTGATGGTATGGAGATACATCGTAAAGCTGTGCAAGGTAAAGCATGTTGTATGGTGGTTGAACAATCTGGAATAGCGAGTATCCTGTTAAGTCAAGCGGGTCAAGTTTCTTTGACTTCGCATCTTGTCTTCCAGTAAATGATTTTTCAAGTCTGTTTGCTTTGCGTCTAAAGTTTTCAGAAAGACCTTCTGATTTTCTTATCTGCTCCCAACCAACACTGAATGGGTCATCAAAAGTTTTTTCTTGCTTACTAAAAATACCTAAATCATCTGAGTTATAAACATTAAACTCTTGATCATTTGGTTCATCATTTACTACAGTAACTTTAGGATTATTCATTTTATGCTAGCCCCATTTCTCTTGCGTCCCGTGCATACTCCATCATTGCTGGAAGATCTTGTGGATCTGGTACCAACCCCATTTCTGCACGTGCTTTTTGTTCTTCAAGCTCTTCTTCAGTAACTTGTCTATGCCCTGAAAAGAAAATAGGCCTGCCTTCTTCTAAATCAAGTTTTCTTGCAGCTTCTTTAATCTTCTGTATTTGTCTTACGTCACCACGAATTGAAGGTATGCTTAAGTATGCTCCATACTCATCCATAACCAATGACTCATCTGGCATCTGCCAAAGGTAGAGGCCATAATTTACTTCTTCTACTGGGGTAACTTTCATTCTAGGCATAGCTATATTTTACCATTCTATTTAATTAAATTGCATTTTTTGAACATTGAAACGACACTTTCTTTATACATGTACAAATGAAAGTACTGGGGAACCGCCATTTAAGCTTGTAGAGCTTCCAGAGTACTCCAATATAGAGCCTAGGGATGTTAAACTATCAATAACTGGAGACACATTAATAGTTAAATATGACAAATATCGGGATTGAACCTCAGATAAGGACATTTGGTTAGGAAACATTGAGATATAGCCGTAAACAGCCTCAGAAGGCGTATATTGGCTATAATAACCTGCTGTTGAAGATGCACTATTCAAAAACATATTGTCCTGTACAGGTGAGCCATATACAATTGTAACAAAGTACTCATTTCCATTTACCAAAGTATGACCAGCTGAGGTAGCATCTTGACCATTGACATAAAGCTTATATACGCTAGGATCCCTAGTTAATAGCTTATTATTAGATACATACACATCAATATCCGATCCTGTTGAGTGATCAAATACTGCACTGCCCGACCCATTATACTGAAACCAAAAATCAACAGTTTGGACAATAGAGCCAGCTGTTGTAGTTATTTCTGCTCTTCCTGGATCGGTTGAATTTGATTGCTTTGTAAATAAAAAGCCAAAGTTTTTTGATCTATTGATAAAGCTATTGCTATCTTTTTTAGGAACGAATGTTGTGCTACTAAATGGAGTCATTAAGAAGCCACCCGAATCTGATGGGAATTGCAAAGTTCTATAAATTCTTACAAGCAAGTTATCTAGTCTTGGTTGAAAATCTAAAGAGGTGTCTGATGAATATATTTGTACCTTAACAGTAAGATTATTCATTAATCCATTTAAAGCAATATTCATAAAGTTTGGAACAACTTTTCCATTTGATATCTGATTATATGTTGACCCGCCATCGTAAGAAGCAAAAACCGCAGCATATCTATCAGCAGACAAATCATCAGCTGAACCGCTATCCCAAGATATGTCCACTCCTGCAAACAAACCTAGATGAGAAGTTGGAACATTATAAATCCATGTTCCGACTAATGATTGTGCAGAAGAGGACTGACGAATAGTCAATCCGCTATTGTCAGATATCAAATTATAAAAGCTTCCAGAATCGTAATCTGACTGCTTTCTAAAATATCTTTCAGCCAAGATAGACTGTGGCTTAATATTTGTAGGTATGTGGTAAGCACTTCCATGCTGAACATATCCTACTGGGTTTGAGTCTTCAGATGCTAACATCATGTGGTATCTTATTTCATTTAAAGATAGCTCTCTATCATAAAATGCAAGATCACTAATATTGTAAGAATACCCTGAGTTTGCACCAATAATTTTAATAACAGAGCTATTATCTCTTGCTACCGTAAAGAATTGATTTGTTGGAATTGTAACAGAGTTATCTGATAATCCATTTACATAAAGGGTTATAATACCCTCTTTATAGACAGCAAAAACATGCATTTTATAATCCCAGCTAAATATCTGCTTTGTAACAGTATAGGTGTTGCCACCAACATTAACTGTAAAGTTTAAAAAATCATCTTTTGCATATATAGCTGCTACGTTTGTATTATAGGTTGTGCTATAAAAATTAATAATCTGCTGACTAGAAGAATTTTTATTTGGCAGTGAAAGCCAAAACTCTATTCCAAAAACTGACTTTTCACTACCATCGTAAAAAGCACTGTAAATATCTTTAATTTGAATCAAAGATGAGCTTGTTATATTTGCAGACCCCTTGAAAGAGTGATCTGTTGCAAATGTGGTTAAAGGAACTGAGTCCAGGAAGTTAACGCTATACGTGCTTGGAACTGAACCATAGTTTAAGTTTGACGTAAAGTCTGTAATGCTTGAGTTACTTAAGGTCCAATACCCCAATGGCCCATCTGATAGAATTCTTCCCGTATAAGACATTACTCAGTCCCGTCCGAATACAAAATTTCTTTTCTGTTGTGGTACCAATTTGGTACAGCATATCTACTTCCCGAAGTTATCTCTTCAACTTCATGCACATAAAGGAAGTTTGATGGAAAGAAAACAATAGAACCCGCCTCTGGGGATACCCTGACATCTAAATGCTGGAAGATAATATCTCCTCCTGTGTAATCATCGTTTAGATACATTACACAAGAAAGAGTTCTTGAACTTACCCCATGATCAGAATGTGCTGGTAAATAACCACCTTGATCATATCTTAAAAAGGACATGGAGTGTTCTCTAGATTTTAAGTTTCTTCCCGCCCAAGGGTACAGTTCATTTTTGTAGTGATCTACGCAAGCCTCTAATCCATCGTATAGTCTCTGAGAAATACTTAAGGCTTCTTCATAAAATGGATCATTTTTATCTAAGTTTTCTGGAGTAGGTATCCACTTTTGCCAACAATAAATAGTTTTTTCTGGCTTGCCATAATCATAATCCCATGGCTGCCATGACTTAATATTTACTAAATCATGCCCTAGCTTTTCTCTTTTTTCTTCTAAAGCAAGAATATCTTCAATAACTTTTTCTGGGTTTTCAATAGTGTTTGTATAATAAACAAGCCCAGGTGCTGCAATCTCGTAGTTAAACATTAGCAACCCTCATAATCTGGATCCATAAATTCTTTTTGAGTAGACTGCATGAATAAAGCTGTCCACCTAATACCTGCAGTAACCTCTGAAACACCATGCTCATATTCCATGCTGTTTCCTGGAAAGAATATTGCAGAAAACTTTTTAGGCTTAATAGAGAAATTTTTACGTGG